GCCCTAATAATCTTCGCAGAATAAGGAGTCGAAATATGAAAACCGCGCTTTGGGTCATAGCCGCTTGCCACCTTGCAACGACTCTTGACGTATACACTACAGAAGACAATGGACTCACGTTTTTTGTCGGTAATTTCGGATACCATATCGCACAAGGGGAAGAATAATGGGAATCTATCTGAAACAGTGGACTTTAGTGCAAGAAACATCAGAATATAGCTTGCGCCGCATAACGTCGGAAACATTCACAAGGGAACAAGCGGAAAGATTGCAAAGGCAATGGGCCGAAACATGGCCGGATAAAGCGCCGCTAATCGTTATCAATCTTTTGACGGAATAAGGTGAATCAAATGTCATATAATGGCTGGACAAATAAAGAAACGTGGCTGGTAAACCTGTGGCTTGGCAGTTATTTGCAAGGGGAAGCGGAAGACGGCCAAGAAATCAGCGCAGCACATGTAAAAGACACAATCAATAATATGCTGGCAGATAGTCCGGCACTATGGGGCTTATTCGCTGACTTGCTCAATACCGCTATCGGCGAAATAGACTGCCATGAAATCGCGAGTCACTATCATGGCCGGATTTATCTTGTGGGAAGGTGCAAGCCTATATGACGGAAAGCCTATTGTGGTCATTGCTACAATGGAATCCGGCAATGTTAAAACGGGCGATATGGTGCAGACATGGATTCTACGCCAAGACATAAACCCGATAGAAGCTAGCAGGACAGGGGAAGACTCTAGCATATGTGGCAATTGCCCGCACATGGGCAAGCCTTCTGATAAAGCTACAGGATGGGCCAAAGGGCGGGCTTGCTATGTGAATCTGTTGCATGGCCCGTTAGGCATATGGAAAGCCTATCAGAAGGGAAGCTACCCCCGAGTCTCGCCTAGTGCTTTTGCGGGCCTTGTGTCGGGCCGTATGGTGCGAGTCGGTAGCTATGGTGATCCCGCCGCCGCTCCTGTAAGCCTATGGCGCGATATTGTGGCACAAGCTAAGGGCTGGACGGCATACACACACGCAAGCCAAAACCCCTTGCCTGATATGCTAATGACAAGCGCAGATAGCCTAAGCCAAGCGCAAGAGGCTTGGAACAAAGGGGAAAGGACGTTCCGCATTGTGTCGGCTGTTTCTGACTTAGTGAAAGGGAAGGAAGCCCTATGCCCCGCTAGTAAAGAGGCTGGACAGCGTAGCACCTGCGAGTCTTGCAAGCTATGCAATGGGGCCATGTCTAAAGCCCGGTCAATTGCAATTGTGGCCCATGGCAACGGCAAGAAACACATAGGAGTTAACGCATGACACATGAACAAATCTGCGACCTATTCGACTCGCATCCCGATATGACGTTAAGTCAATTGTCTCGCATTACAGGTAGGACAGTGTCGGAATTGAAACGCATATTGATGAAAGGCTGAAATAGGGCCATAGGCGGGTGGACTCGTGTGTTTAGCATATGCCCTACCCGCCTATGTTACTTGCGCTTGTGTGGCCCTATTTAGGGGCTTGGCGTGTGTCTCTATTCTGTAGGCGCAGCAATGGCTTGTGACGCTATCGGATTAGGCCAAGGTGCGAAACATTGACCGATATGTTCTATTGGATATAACGCCTTTAGTATGGCGAATCACCCCCCTGCCTAATACTTTTGAATTGTCAACAGAATTCTTTCCATTTGATTCAAATACTTACGTTTGGTGCGACAATTTGGCCACACTTGTTTAGATTCTTCCGTATACCTACACAAAAGGCGCGGATTGGTCTTGACAGTGGTATTTATGCAACAGCTTTGCCTAGTGGGGCCCCTTGGGATTATGCGAGGGTGATTCGGTGGCCGCAGGTAGCCCCAACAGAATCCAAAACAAAAATTTCAATGCCCTTGTATTTCCACTGAGGGGGGCTACTACATATAGTATTGTGCCAGTAAGGTTTTGAAGCTACCGCTTTGTGACTACACCATGAGAACACGGGCAAAGATACTTAGGGTGTGTCTTTAGGGCAACTTTTTACCTTCTGGTCAAATAATTCTTTTGTGGGATTTCAATAGCTTGTAAGATTCTTGCAAAAAAGTTGATTCTGCCCCTTGACTGAGAGCAAAAAAGCAGACCTATATATAAGTAGGGGGTAGGGGGATAACTAAAGTTTCCTACTACAGTTCAAGCAGAGAGAAGAGAAAAAACAAAATCTCTGAACCAGACACTGTAGTTCAAGACTTTAGTAGAGAACTATAGTATCACCGCTTACCAGTACAAAGATTGTGTTTTCTCTTTCCTCTTTGTCTGTTGTACAAGCGAAGCGACTTGGACTACCCACTATAGTATAGACCTGATAGGTAATAACCTTTCAACTAGGTGAATCACTCTCAACCTTTTTGTAGTTGCACCTACCGATGTAGGGTTATTTCCTAAAGGGTCTCTTTCTACTTCTGTAGTTACAAACGAAAGAACAACCAGATGGCTCTTCCACTTCCGCATGACATTAAGATTGCCACTAAGATTCGGGCTGGCATTGCTGCTGGTGTCTCCATGAGAGTCATCTTTGATTCTGTAGCTACAATGAAGAATGCTCCGAAGTCTTATCAAACCTTCTACAAGATTTATCGTGATGACATTGCTGATGCTAGGGCTTCGATTCAAGAAGAGATTGGTTCTGTAGTTATCACTGCTGCTAGGGGTGGAGACATCAAAGCTGCTGAATTGTTCCTTCGTAGTCGTGCTGGTTGGAACCCAACTGTCAAGGTCGAAGAAGTCGAACCAGAAGACATTGCAGAAGACACAGGTGCTATTGATGACCTGTTGGCTCTCTTGGGTAAGAAGAAGCCAGAATCTCAGGACGAGTAAACATGTCTAAGAACGGCCTCCCGATTCATGCCGATGATCTTAGAGCAATGGGTGAAGATGTAGTAGCCCTCCTCTCGCAACTCCCACCAGAGAAAGCCGAAGAACTTATCTACACATGGGAGTTCTGGGCTAGACCCCAACAGATCGCACCCACTGGTGATTGGAACACTTGGTTCATCAATGCTGGTCGTGGTTTCGGTAAGACCCGTGCTGGTGTTGAGTGGGTACGTCATAAGGTAAAGAGCGGTAGCAAACGTATTGCTGCTATTGCTGCTACCAACTCCGATATTGAACGTGTCATGGTCAACGGTGAGTCTGGGTTCCTAGCTAGATGCTGGAAGGGTGACAAGGATCATCGTGGTAAGCCTTTGGGTAATCCCCAGTGGTCTCCTACTAAGCGTCTCCTGACTTGGGAGAATGGTGCTTACGTCCAGTTCTTCTCTGCTGAAGAGCCAGAGCGTCTCCGTGGTCCTCAGTTTGAGGCTGCTTGGTGTGACGAACTTGCTGCTTGGAATAAAGACCGTGACACATGGGACATGCTACAGTTTACCCTTCGTCTAGGTAAACATCCACAAGTTTGTGTGACTACAACTCCCCGACCTACCAAACTTGTCCGTGACATTATGAAGAACCCTAAGTCCATCGTGACCTACGGTTCGACCTTTGATAACTCTGCTAACCTTGCATCCACTTACTTGCAAGCAGTCAAAGACCAGTATGAGGGTACACGCCTCGGTCGTCAAGAACTCTACGCTGAGATCATGGATGAAGCCTCTGGTGCCTTGTGGACTAGAGACCTTCTGTCTAGATGTGAAGTAGAGGGTGTAGATGATCCTGTAGCCTTTGCTAAGACACTTGCTCGTGTAGTTATTTCAGTAGACCCCGCTGTCACCTCCAATGCTGAGAGTGATATGACTGGTCTGATTGTGGCTGGTATCGACCTGAATGGTTGTAGCTACATCCTAGAAGATGCCACTGATCGTTATACACCAGAAGGTTGGGCCACTAAGGCTATCGACCTTTACCACCATTACGAAGCTGATAAGATTGTAGCTGAACGTAACCAAGGTGGTGATATGGTTAAGCACACCCTCCATACGGTTAATGAGACTGTTCCTGTCAAGCTAGTCCATGCCTCTCGTGGTAAGTTCGCTAGGGCTGAACCAGTATCTGCCTTGTATGAACGTGGTAAGGTCAAGCACCTCAAGGGTCTAGACGCCTTGGAAGATCAGCTAGTCCAGTGGGAGCCACTAGGTTCCATTGGTTCTCCTGACCGTCTTGATGCTATGGTATGGGCAATCACTGAACTTGCTCTCAAGGGTATCGCTAAACCAGAACTCCGCTTGGCCTATTCAGATGCGAAAGGTCTTATACCAAGAAACTAAAGTACACAGGTATTCTTATGAAGAAACTAAGTGAAACAGCGGCTAAGATTGAACTTGGGGTCTCGGGCAAGAATACCTACACGGGTGACATTCGGGCTGACGAGTTTCTTCAAGAACTCCGTGGTAAGAAGGCTATCCAGAAGTACCGTGAGATGAGAGATAACAACGCTATCGTTGGCTCCGTCATGTACGCTGTAGAACAGACCCTCCGTGACGTTAAGATCGAAGTTAAGCCTGCCGATGATAGTCCTGTAGCTAAAGCTGAAGCTGAGTTTCTACAGTCTGTCCTAGACGACATGGACCACTCCCTTGACGATCACATCTCTGAGGCTCTGTCGTACCTGACCTATGGCTTCTCTTGGTTTGAGGTGGTGTATAAGCGCCGTGAGGGTGACTTCCGTTCCCCCAAGAAAAACTCCAAGTACGAAGATGGTCGTATTGGTATCAAGAAGATCGCCATTCGTGCGCCTTGGACTGTCGAACAGTTTGAAGTAGACCCGAACACTGGTGAAATCCTCGGGATGTACCAAGAAGCTGCATGGGGCAAACGTCCCGCAATGATCCCCGTAGAGAAATCCGTTTACTACCGCACTACAAGCCTGAACAATGACCCCTCTGGCAGATCGGTACTCCGCAATGCGTATGTTAGCTACACATATCTCAACAAGATACAGAGTTATGAAGCCATTGCTATTGAGCGAGAGTTACATGGCGTGCCTATTGGCCGTATGCCTGCGGAGTATATGAGTGCTGATGCTTCTGTAGATCAAGCTGCTCTCCGCAATCAGTTTGACCGTATCCTTCGTGATCTGAAGCTGAATGAACAAGGCTATGCCCTGCTTCCCTCTGACCTTTATGTAGATGCAGACGGTAAGCCTACCAATCAGCGTCTCATGGACATTGAACTGATTACTGCAAATGGCTCTCGCTCCATCGACATTGATCCTGTTGTTAAGCGTTACCAGCACGATATTGCTCGTAGCCTTATGGCTGAGTTTCTTATGCTTGGTAGCGGCAGTGGTTCTTACGCTCTGTCAAAGACTAAGACAGACCTGTTCCTCCGCTCACTCGAAAGCTACATCAACACGATTGTAGATGTCCTGAACAAGCAACTCGTAGAACGTCTGTGGCAACTGAATGGCCTTGATTGGTCCACGATGCCTAAACTTGTAGCTGGTGACGTTGCTCCGCATGACCTTCGTGAGATTGCAGCCTTCCTGCGTAATATTAACAACGCTGGTATCGAACTTCAAGATCATCCCGAAGTCGTCAGTGATCTTATGTCTATTGCTGAGATCGACTTTGATCGTAAGAAGTATGAAGAACGTCTGACTGCTGCACCTGTCGCAGAAGTTGTCCCTGAATCTTAGGAGTAAAACACATGCCTGATTGGGGACAATACATCCTTCGAGATAGCTACTTTTCCATCGCCCAAGGCCAGATTGATGGGTACTCTCTTGTCCATGTGACTGGCTACAACCCTGATGTCGATTCTGGTGCAGATGAAACAGTCTGGGCTGCTGGTGGCCTATACCCTTGGTCCGTTTGGGACTCTAGCCGTCTGGTTACTGTAGTCTCTACATCTGCCCTAGACACTGGTTCTGTAGTCGTCTCTGGTTTGGATGCAAGCTACAACGTCATCTCCGAAGAGATTGATTGTACTGGGACCAGCCCGTCAACTGGCACTACTCAGTTCAGACGTGTCAACTCTGCTGTCTACAAGAATGGTGCATCTAACAATGCTGGTGCAATCACCCTGACAGCCAATGGCAACACTATCGGTCTTATTACGGCTGGTATTGGACAAACCCTGAATGGCATCTACACAGTCCCCGCTGGTCATACGGCCTACATCCTTACGGGAGACTTTAGCGTCCAGAGGGGTGAAGATGCTCAGGTTCGTTTCTTTGTTCGTCCCTTTTACTTATCGCTACGACTTTATCGCACCTATCGCTATGACTGAGAAAACTGATTTAGATGTTCAGGCTTCCCTTGTAGAGACAAACAACACTCGTGCGACTACAAACTTCTCTATCATTTTGGTGAAGAACGATGCCCTACAGTAGCAATGATGATCTGCCCAAGGCAGTACGAGGTAAACTCTCCCCTCACCAGCAATCAGTCTTCCGCAACGTCTTCAACTCTATGATGGAACAAGACGGTATGTCTGAGAGTAGGGCCTTCGCTGGTGCATACTCCCAAGCCAAGCAAGCTGTAGCTAAAGCTGAATACCAAGGCCGTGAGGTTGAACTCGACAAGCCCTTCCGTATGCCTGCTGGCTCTACCAAGAAGTTTGGTGTCTACGTCAAGTCTGGTGACAAGGTTAAGAAAGTTACCTTCGGTGATCCCAACATGGAAATCCGCCGTGACGATCCTGACGCTCGTAGGAATTTTCGTTCTCGCCACTCCTGCGATGCCGCCACAGATAAGACAACTCCCCGCTACTGGTCATGCCGCATGTGGGAAGAAGGAACCTCGGTCTCTGAAATGACTAACAAAGCAGAAGTCCAGATCGAAGGTCAAATCCTTAAGCAGATGGATGAAGAGCGTTTGGCCTTTGGTTGGGCTTACGTCTCTACCGTCAAAGGTGAGGTTAGTCTGGATCACAGTGGTGAGTTTATTCGCCCAGATCAGATTGCTAAAGCTGCTACAAATTTTATGCTTTCCATGAGAACCGCCAAGGCTATGCACACTGGTGAGAAGATCGGGGAAGTTGTTCATTCCATGCCCTTGACTAACGACATTGCCAAGGCATTGGGTATCCAATCAGACCGCGAGGGTTGGGTAATCGCACTGAAAGTTTATGACGATCAAGTGTGGCAGGATGTTAAAAGCGGTAAACTGGCTGCGTTCTCGATTGGTGGACGAGCCTTGAAGGAGATGGTGTAATGCCCACCGAACTCGTAAACTTGGAACTTGAGGAAGTTTCCTTGGTCGATATGGGCGATGACCCACTCGCTAAGGTTGCTCTCTACAAGCGCAGCCCGGAAGGGGAACACATGGATAACGAAACTAACGAAGAAATCCAAAAGGTTGATGAGACTAACGTCACTGACGCAACTGAAAAAGGCTATATGAAGGACGACATGAAGCCCGCCGATAAGATGGACGACATGGAAGACGACGAAGAAGAGATGATGGAAGACGATATGGAAGGCAAGAAGCCCACCCGTAAGTCTTGGAAAGCAGAGGCTCTGGCATTTGAAGATGTCAACAAGATGCTTCTGGAAGAGATCGAAACCTACAAGGCCAAGGTTGCTGAACTCGAAGCTGCTGTAGTCACAAAGGCTGCTCCTGCTGAAGAGATGATGGAAGTTGAAGGCGAAATGATTGCCAAGTCAGCTATCCCTGCACCTATCCTGAAAAAACTAGAAGAGATGCAAAAGGCTGTTGAGGTCGAAGCACTCCGTAAACGCGCCGAAGAGGTACTCCCGAACTTCAAGGGTACTGCTGATGAGCGTGGTAAACTGTTGAAGTCTGTAGGCACCGACGAAGGTTTGCTTGCACTTCTGAAGGCTGCTGACGCTGCTTTTGCTGGTGTCTATCAGGAAGTCGGTAAGACCGATGCAGAAAACGACCTGAAAACTGCCGCTGAAAAGCTGAAAGACCTTACGAAAGCCTATCAAACTGAAAAGGGCGAGAAGAGTTTCGAAAAGGCATATGCAGCTATTGTTAAAACCGCTCAGGGCCGCGCCCTCGTGCTTGAAACCTACAAAAATTAATAAGGAGCCTCTATTATGGCATTTACGGAACGTATGGCTACCCGCACCTACACCTCGGGGTCGGCTGTTGCACAATTCACTTTCGTCTCTCTGGCTGCTGATGGTCAAGTTGACAACACCTCCGCTAACGCTCGTACCGATGGTGTGGCCTTGATGGCTGCTACTGGTGCTGGTGAAGCTATCACGGTTGCTTACGATGGTCGTGTGACTGTCCAAGCTGGTGGTACGATCAACCGTGGCGCTGCTGTTGCAGTTGGTACTTCGGGCAAAGCTAAAGCCGCTGCTTCAACCAACGTGATCGTGGGCTATGCTCTCGAAGCTGGTGTTGACGGCCAGATCATCACCATTGAACTGTCTCGCGCTGATAACGCTGCGGCCTAATCTAGTTTGAAATAAGGAACACTACAAATGGCTATGTTGACTCCCAGCGCCGTTCATATCGACGCACCGCTTACCAACCTGACGGTTGCCTTCCTGCAAGACGCTAACGGCTTTATCGCTGACCGTGTTTTCCCGAAGGTCTCGGTCTCTAAGAAAACCGACAAGTACTACATCTACAACCGTGCAGACTTCAACCGTACTGGTCAAGTCCAAGCCCGTGCGCCCCGTACTCAGGCTCCTCGCGTTGGTATGACCCTCTCGACCGACACCTACTCGGCTGACGTGTACTCGCTGGCTACCGACTACGACTTCTTCACCTTGGCTAACGAAGATGCCGCTCTGGACATCCGCGCTGCTGGCGCACAGATGCTGACCCACCAACTCCTGATCGACCGCGAAATCAAGTGGGCTTCGTCCTACTTCGCTGGTGGCATCTGGGGTACGGACTGGGATGGTGTTGCCTCGTCGCCGTCTTCGGTTCAGGTCATCCAGTGGTCGGACTACACGAACTCGACCCCGATTGCTGACGTTACCAAGATCATGCGTACCGTGCAACTCAAGTCGGGTGGCTTCAAGCCCAACGTGATGGTTGTAGGTAAAGAAGTCCGTGACGTTCTCGTCAACCACCCCACGATCCTTGCTCGTCTGAATGGCGGCGCTACCGTGACGAACCCTGCTCTGGTGACGGATGCCAAACTGGCTGAAATCTTTGGTGTGGAAGAGTTCATGGTTATGGAAACCGTGAAGAACACCGCCGCTGAAGGTCTGACCGAATCGAACTCGTTCATCGGTGGCAAGCTGGCTGGCTTCTACTACCGTCCCCGTTCTTCGGGCCTGATGATCCCCTCGGCTGGCTACACCTTCACTTGGGATGAACTGGAAGGCGCTTCGGGCCACGGCATTTCGATCAAGTCGTATCGCGGTGACTATCTGGCTATTGACGGTATTGCCGAAGTTCTGGAAGCCAACTTGGCCTACGACCACAAGGTTGTGTCGTCTGATCTGGGCGCTATCATCGACAGCGTTATTGCCTAACTAGCATAAGGAGTGGGAGAGATGACCCGACCGTTTCTCCCCTTCTTCAATCCTTCCCGTCCAGTGTTTGTCAAACAACATGGCATTCAACTGGCGGGTAAGGTTTGGAAGAAGGGTGATAGATTTAACTGGGAGTTCTTCGGAACCCCACAGGAAGTTATCCAACAGTTGTTCTTCAATGACATGCTTCACCACAATGAAGAGTTAGAAGAGGTAGCTGCTAAGAAAGTTTCCATTGGCGATGGTCTTGAGGAATACTCAGTTGACCAACTACACCTTCTTGTAGCCAATATCAATGGCAAGGTGAAAGCCAAGACAAAGAATAGCACAGAGTTCATGCAGAAGAAGTGTGCCACTAGTAAGATCAAAGATAAACAGATTGGTCTTATTCGTCGGTGGCGTATCTCCTACGGGGACTTAGAAAACTAATTGATGAGGCGAACAAATGTCTTGGTCCTATTCCGCAAGTGACTTAACTACTACTACCAGTGCAGGTAGGATCAACACTGTTCGCCTTCTTGTAGGTGACACAGATACCACAGACCAACTGGTCCAGAACGAAGAGATTACCTTTGCTCTCTCCCAGACGGGAGATAACGTCTACTACGCTGCTGTGTGGATTTGTAGGGCTATCGCTGCTAAGTTCAGCCGTATGGTCACTACCACCCTTGACGGTGCCTTGAGTGCCGATTACAGCGACAGAGCAAAGCAGTACACTCAACTGGCTATCCAGATCGAAGCCCAAGGCAAGAAGACCTCTGGTAAGGCTCTGGGAATTTCTGCTGGTGGTATCTCTGTAGCTGCAATGTATGTAGCTAACGCCACGACTGATCGTGTGAAGCCTGCCTTCGGTGTCCGTCAATTCGACAATACAGAGGCGGGAGATCAGTACATCCCCGAAGAACCCAATGGCATTTGATCCCTCTACTCTGCGTCAACTGATTAACGAACATGGGATAGCCCTCACGCTTCGAAAGAGAGCCGCCAGTGCGTATAGTGATGCTACGGGTACTGTGACTAACACAAACACAGATTACGCTGTACGGGGCTATTTCTACGATTATACGCCAGACATGATTGATGGCAACTCTATCCTCCGTGGTGATCGTAGGGTTGTCTTGGACAGTAAGCTGACAAATGGATCAGCTACACCAGAACCAGATGCTACAGACCAGATCATTGGTCTTGGTGATACGGTCAACATCGTTAAGGTCATGGAGATCAAGTCTGGTAGTGCTACGATGTGCTATCAGTTGCAAGTGAGGGAATGATATGGCCCAACCTAGGTCAATAGGTGAAAGTATCACAAGCATTGTCTCTCGCCTTGAACAACAGCTTGAAGGTGTAAGAGACGAGTTCCTGATGGGCATGGCTGAAGACTTGGTTACTAGTTCCCCTATTTGGTCTGGTAGATACGTCACTAGTCACTCTATCGGGACAAGTTCTTCTGCTGGACAATTCACAGGGAACTTAGAAAGACCCTCTGAAAAAACTACAGTCCCAGAAGCCTATCGTGCAGAGGGTAGAGCAAACTTAGCTGGTGACATTGCTGCGTTGCCACCTAAAACAGAGCGTGTATACCTGAATAACAATGCACCTCATGCCTACCTAGTTGAATATGGTGGGGTTAATATGGATGGTCGTAAGGTTTACGAGGGTGTTATCAATAGGGCTAACATTCACCTACAGGATGCCATCAACAAAGTCAAAGGTGGGCAATGACAATCATTAATGACATTCGTGCTTGCCTAGACAACCACCTCACTGGCACCGCAGGCATCCCAACTATCGCTCGACAAAACGTACCATTTGAACCTACCACTGGCACTTCCTTCGTGAAGGCCGATATGATCCCTACCTCTCGTAGACCTGCTGTCAGGGGACTTAACCCACAGAAGCGATACGATGGCCTCTACAGTCTCTTGATCTGTACACCAGAAGGATTGGGGCCGGGTGCAGGGTATGACATTGCTGACTTGTTGTTAGCTAGATTTGATGCAGCTACAGATATTACCTACAACGGTTTCATCGTAAGCATCGACTATTCTGAGGTAAGAACAAGTTTCCTTGATTCACCTTTCTATTGCACACCAATCACCGTAGGGTGGTACATATATGGACAGTGATAATGTATAAAGCTATCTCTAATTTTGCGTTTGTAGGTAATACCTACTTCATCGGAGACGAGGTTCCAGAATCTGTAGCCTCCCTTCTGGCTGATCGGGCCGATTTGATTGAAGCCGTCAAAGCCAAGACAACTAAACCAAACCAATCTAATCTTCCCGAAGGAGAATAAACTATGGCCTTTGCACAGGGTTCGCGTTCCAGCCTCGCCTATATTGCTGAATCGACATTCGGCACCACCCCCTCCACTCCCACGCTTGCTAACCTTCCGATTAACAGCCACTCGCTTGATCTGACGAAGGATCGTGTGGAAGGTAATGAAATCCAAGCCGACCGTATGCCTCGTGTTGACCGTCATGGCAACCGTCAAGCTGGTGGTTCGATTGAAGTTGACCTTCGTAAAGGTGACTTTGACGCACTGTTCGAATCGGCTTTCCTCAACACCTACTCGACCAACGTATTGAAGATTGGTACGACCCCGAAGTTCTTCTCTATGGAAGACCGTGCTGTTGACATCGGGCAGTATCGTCTGTTCAAAGGTATGTCGGTCTCGACCATGAGTGTGTCGATTGCTCCGAACCAGATGGTCACTGGCACCTTCGAAATGGTCGGTAAGGACATGACCCAATCGTCCACCTCGGCTACTGCTTCGCCCATCACGGCTGCTTCAAACAATGCTCCCTTTGATAGCTACAGCGGTGTCATCTCGGATGGTGGCTCGGGTATTGCTATCGTGACTTCGCTTGAGTTTTCGCTGACCAACTCGTTTGCTCCGACCTTTGTTGTAGGTGCATCGACCACCCCGCAGCTTGAGTATGGCCGTGCTGTCGTTGAAGGCACCATGACTGTCTACTACGAGAATGCCACCCTGATTAACAAATTCCTGAACGAGACTGAATCTTCCATCCAAGTGACTGTGGACGATCCGACTGGTTCCTCGGACTACACCTTCTTGTTCCCTCGTGTCAAGTACAATGGCGCTTCTGTCCCGCTGGCTAACCCCCAGAGCCGACTGATTACCCTGCCGTTTGTTGCTCTGTACGATAGCACTGAGAACACCAACCTGAAACTTACGCGCTCCGCATAAGAATCCTCGTAAGAGGTAGGGGCGAGAACAACTGTGTCGGGCGGAAGTCTCGCCCCGTTTGTATAAAACCCGACACATACTACACCTATCAACCCGACTGATAAAGGAATACCCGACATGGATTTGCTCGACATTGGTAAAACCAAAGATACCACCGAAGTTACTTTGTATCATCCCGTCACCTCTGAGGTGCTTACGAACAAAGATAGCTCACCTATGACTATTACTGTGCATGGCCCTTATAGCAAGAAGTATAAGTCGATTGCTCATGCACAACAGAATCGTCGTCTCGCTAAAGCCCAACGTGGTGGTAAGATGACGCTCTCTGCCGAAGAAATTGAATCGTCTGCAATGGAACTTCTCGTCCAGTGTGTAGCTGATTGGAGCATTACCCTTGGTGGTGAGAAGCCCAAATGCACAGAGGCAAAAGTCCGTGAAGTGTTCACCAACATGCCTTGGGTTAAAGACCAAGTTGATGCTGCATTGGGTGATGCTCAGGCTTTTTTGGAGAAGTAAAGGCGTCTCTCCTTGAGTATGCTGAAAAGAGTTTTAGGCTTGATCGTAAGGCCAAAGGCACTAAAGGCACCGAAAGAGATCACCTAGAGCAAGTCGCAAAACAGTTGGGAAGGGACGTAAGTTCCAACAATTTGGTTGATCTACCTCCCTTCCCTGATCTTGTGACACACATTTGGGCCGCTTTCATAGAACTACACAATGGTAGAACCTATGGTATGAGCGGCCCAAATCCTATTTCGTATGATACCATTTATTTCTGGTGTCGTATGACTGGTATAGAACTCACACCTTGGGAAATCAGTGTGGTTAAAGACCTAGACAACGAATACATAAAAGCAATGGGTGAAGAAAATGGCTGATCTTGGTACAGTAAGCATTCTTGTTGATGTCCGTGGTCAGCCCATCGTCAAAGACCTTGCTAAAGACCTTAACAACGTAGCTACTGCTGAAAAACAAGTCTCTGCGGCAACACAGAAAGTCATGGCAGACTTCAAGCGGATGCAAGCTATCACTGCTATGCTAAAGAAGACCACTGACGACACTTCTAATTCCTTCCAAAGATTTTCTGCTACAGAGTTGCAACAAGCCACTCAAAGAATGCGTGGGTTTGAATCGTCTTTGGCTAATACTCGTCGTGGCATGGGTCAGATGGGTATGGCTACACAGCAAGTGGGTTATCAGGTTGGTGACTTCTTGGTGCAAATCCAATCTGGGACTAGCGCCTTTGTAGCTTTCGGACAACAGGCCACACAGTTGGTAGGTATTCTCCCGGCTTTCTCTAAACAGTTGGGTATGTCCGTAGGCTCCTTGATCGGCATCAGTTCTGTTCTTGGTATTGCTATTCCTCTGGCTACAGCCTTTGGTGCTGCTTGGATGCGTACCAGTGAGGAAGTTAAAGAAGGGGCTGACAAGCAGAAGCAAGCCTATGACTCAGTTAAACAGTCTATCGAAAGCCTGCAACTTGCACGTCAAATGGCATCCTCTGGCGCACAAACGGAATCAGAACAGTCGGTTCTAAACACCCTTAATGCCGCCTTGGAAGAAAGAAAGCGCCTATTAGAAGAATCTCTTGCACTAGAGTATGCCAGTACAAATGAAGCCTCTCTACAAGAAGCGGCTGCAAGGGCGGAACTCTCAGAAAAACAACGGGCTAATAGGCTCGCTATTCTGGAAAATGAAGAACTTCTTAAGTCTCTCGGTTACGAGCGGGAACTTGAGATCGCAGCAAGACGCAGGGCAAACGAAAAGCGAAACGAGTACCGGGAAGCAGAAGCCCTTCGTATAGAAGAAGAAAAGGCTCTCGAACTTGCTCGTCGTAAGAAAGATGCTTTCCATGCTATGGCTGGGGAGATGGGTGCCGTTAGTTCTGCTATGTTCAATGCTAACGATGGTGCGGCCGGTATCCTAAGCAATCTTGTAGGCGCAACGAATGCTGCTATGGGGTTGAGGGATGCTCTTGGTCAGGTAGAATCTGCTGCCAGTTCTCGTGCCGCTCGTATCGTGTCTCTGACTGCACAGATCAATGCTGCTTCTAGGGGCGGGTCTGTAGGTGCGGCTCAGGCTCAGGCTGAAACTGCGACACAGTTAGCTAAAACTGGTGCTAGTCTCGACCAGATTGCCACTGCTGCTCAAAATGCAGGTGAACAGGCTAAGGAAATTGAGAAGCTAGAAGGTTCGCTCAAAGACTTGACTAAGACCTCTGGCGGTGCTGCTAAGGGTCTAAAAGAGGCGGAGAAAGCGGCAGAAGCCCTTCGTAAAGAACTTGAGTCTCCACTCGTTAATGCTGTAGGCTCTATCTCTAATGCCTTCGGTGATTTTGTAGCTAGAGGTCTTACCGACTTCAAAGGGTTCGTACAATCTATCCTTGGCTCCTTCAAGAACATGATTGCACAGATGATTGCTATGGCAGTCAAGAACCGTATCATGCTGTCCTTGGGTATTGGCGGTATCACTCCCACTATGGCTGCTGCTGGTCAAGTGGCTGGTCTAGGGTCTGCTGGTGGTATGCTCGGTAGCCTCGGCATTGGTAAAGGTATCGGTGGTCTTGCTGGTGGCACAGGCTTCCTTGGTGGGGCTGGTAATGCTATTGCTGGGCTTGGTGGCGGCGGCGCAGGACTCTTCAGCGTAGGTGCTAATGCCGCTGCTGCTGGTGGTGGTTTCTTGGCTACGGCTGGTGCTGCTGTTCCTATCCTTGGGGCTGCTGCCCTTGCGCTTAGCTTCTTCAAGAAAAAAGTCACTGAACTTGACAATGGCATTAAAGTCACAGCTACTGGACTAGACACTCTTGTACAAAGTTTTAAGACTGTACAAACAAGTCAATTCTTTGGTCTGTCTAAGAAGGTCAGTACAACTTTTGGTGAGGCTTCTCCTGAACTGGAACAGGCTGTCAATGCCTATCAAAACCAACTTCTTGCTGCTGTTGATATTCTAGAGATTAGTAAAGATGCTTTCAAGGACTTCTCGTATGAACTTCAAATTTCCCTAAAGGGTTTGACCGAAGAACAAAAGCTAGAGAAAGTCAATCAGGAACTTGGTAAGTTTGGTGATGCTCTTGCAGGTCTCACTGAATTTGGTAATGCTACTAGCCTTCTTTATGCGGCACAGTCCCTGAGAGATTTCATTGCATCTTTGACGCCTGCTCAAAAAGCACTTTACGACATGCAAAAAGGCCTCAATAGCCTTCGTCAAATCTCTCAGTCCGGTGATTTCTCCAATGCTGCTGAGATTGTCAAAAAGGTTGGTGGTGTCATTGGTAATATCGGTAGGGCTATCACTGAGACAGTTAGGGGCCTCAAGTCGAGTCTCGGAAGTCTGGCAGAAATTAACAACGTAACTACACAATTTGAGAAAGCCCTGTCTATCGGGTCTCAGGTTCGTGAGTTCGAATCTCAGGCTGTTGCAAACCTTAATCGTGCTGCAAATGGCATTGAGAAAGTTGGTCGATTCTTGGCAAAAATGAAACGGTCTGGAGAGTTCTCTGAGGAGGATTTGTCCAAGCTGAGCCGTAGGCTTCGTAATCAAACCAAGGCCCTTAAAGAAGCTGATTTAATTGTCGCTGCTGTTTCTAAAGTCTCGGATGTTTATGATAAAACGGTAGATGCTATTCTGGCCAAACCCGTAGACGATGCCATTGCTGGTGGATTGCTTCCCAAGTATATGGAATCTTTCTCGGCCAGTGTCAAGAGCATCATTACCACTGTTGAAAAAGGTGATCTTGACTCTTTTGCTAATGCCTACGTTAACATTGTGAGCATGTTCGGTAAGGGTGAGATCAGTGCCATTGAACTCTCTAACTCTGTTCAAATTATGAGTGAGATTGTAGATGGTACTACAAAGTCTGTAAATGAGTTTGGTCAAGAGTTCCAAAAGACAATCAATATCATTGAGGATGCACTGAAACGTCTGGCAGGTATTCGAGAGGAAGTTGCCCCTCGTGAGTCTCGTCAGGCCGCTCTTAGCTATCTTCGTGATGTTTCCTCTTCTGGAATTAAACCTGCTGCTGATGCAATCTTTGAGCAAGCTGTAGCCACAGTCTCTAACGTCTCTACCGGGGACTTTGCCTCTCAGGTTGAAATGCTCCGCTACATTGCTGAAACCTCTGCCCTTCTTAGCAACATCAAAGGTTTTGCTACGGGTGGGTCTTTTGGCGGTGGTATGCGTGTTGTAGGTGAGAACGGTCCTGAACTTGAAATCACTGGTCCTTCCCGTATCTACAGCAAGCAACAGACTAAAGAAATCTTGGGTGGTAGTGGTTCTAACGACAGTGAGGCTCTTCGTGTTGAAGTTTCTCAAATGCGTCAAGAGTTGACTGCTGGTCTTATCCAGATTGCTAAGAACACTGGCAAAACTGCTGCAACCCTCAATAAGTTTGACTATGACGGTCTTCCCGATAGTAGAGGCTACTAAATGAAAATCATTCGCCCTGTCACTATAACGAATACGGTCCTTGATAGTTCTAATCTCGCAGAAAATGATTACGCTGCTTGGTCTGGTGCTACGACCTATGCTCTTGGTGACAGGGTGATCCTCACCAGTACGCATCGTATCTACGAAAGTGCCATCAACTCTAACCTTAACAACAACCCTGCACTAAACGACCCAACCAAATGGATCAATGTTGGTGCTACAAACAAATGGAAGCCTTTTGACGGCGTTATCGCGGATCAGGCTACAAATACTACAACAATCACTTACTCTCTCATTCCCAGTTCTCTTGTAAATGCTATCGCATTCTTCAACTTGAATGCAACCACGCTAAACGTCACTGTCGATGATCCGACCGATGGTATCGTCTACGATGAAGATTTTCCGCTTGTTGACAATGGTGCAGTAGAAAACTGGTTTAGCTACTTCTTTGAACCCATCGTGAGAAAGAGTGAACTTATCGCCCTCGACCTACCCAACTATGCCTCCGCAACGATTGATATTACTATCACTGGTGATACCGGGGCAGAAGTTGGTGTGGGTGAGATTGTGATTGGCAATCAAAAGACCCTCGGGTTGACCCTTTATAACACTGTCGTGGGTATTCAAGATTATAGCCGCAAGGACATTGACGAGTTTGGAAATGCCACTATCACTAAAAGACGTTTTGCACAAACAGTGGATTATGATGTGAAAGTTAACACTTCTGCTGTTAGAGATACTCAAAAGACCCTTGCAGAATATAGGGCAACTCCCCTTGTTTTCACAGGCACGGACGAGGGAACTTATGGCGATCTTGTTTACGGTTACTACCGCAGTTTCTCCATCAATATCGCAACTCCCAGTTTGTCTGATGCAACAATCGAAGTAGAAGGACTTGTCTAATGACTTACCCGACGATCACACCACTACCTGCTGCCCCGCAACGTACACAAGACCCGGATGCTTTTGCTAATACCGCTGATACTTTTGTAGCTGCTCTTCCTGATCTTGTGACAGATGTTAATGCCGCTGGTGCCTACATCGACAATAAATCTATCCTTGTAGGTAATAACTTCAAGGGTACTTATTCGGCAGGCACGACTTATCTTGTTGGTGAAAGTGTTCTCTCTAGCAGCAAATACTATGTCTCTCTAGTGAATGCAAATACTGGTAATACTCCTGCTTCTTCCCCTGCACAATGGTCTGAGATTGCTGGTGCGCCATCTGTTTCTGGTGAAGTCTCTCTGACGGCCACTGGCACCATTACGGCTGGTGATCTTGTGTCGTTGCTTTCGGATGGTACGGCCATTAAGTCTACCAGCCCTGAGTTCGATACGCCTACGGAATACTTTGCGGGTGGG